ATATTATACCCAATAATATCATGATCAAACCAATGGTCAGTATAATTTTCAGAACTTCTTGCTGTATACATTCCATTTACTTCTACACCTGCCATATTCTTCCTCCTTTATCTATTAGCTAGTTCGGCAACGACTCCGTTGCGCTCGCTACTTCTAGTACTATCTATAGTATAAGCTGTATTAGTTCTAACCCAAGCGCTTCCGTTTTCGCTGGCTTGGTAAGCTTGAACTCCTATAGTAGTAGCTGCTGCTATACCAGCACCTATAGCCGCCCCTACTGGACCGGCTACGCTACCTAGAACGGCTCCGCTAATTACTGCGGAACCTATACTACTAACTCTATTAGTAGCACTTAGTATATTGCTTATTGTATTTTGTCTAACCTGGTCTCCATATTTAGAGCCGATTAGGCTAAGCTGAGTACTAGCTACAGTGCTAACTATGCTTTTAACGCTAGAGATAGCCATAGCGGCACCTGCTCCACCTGCGAAACTTTGTAGAGTTTCGGTTTTATTAGCACTAGCTAATTTAGCTAACCCAGTTTTACCTACAGTATTATTATAGAAGCTACTGGCTAAACTAGGGCTAGCACTCTTAGTAGCTTGTTTAGCTGCTATTTTACCGTCGGCTGTGCTCTTTACACTAGCGGTAGAGTCGTCTATATGTACGTTTACGTTGTAAGTTTTAGCCATAAGCTACCTCCTTTAAAAACTGCCTGCCTTAACTATTATTAGTTCATAGCTAGCTATTTTATTATATGCAAAGGTTAATTTACTAACCTTAATTCTAACATTCTTTTCGCTCTTAAGTGTGGTTCCCTTATATAATTTAAAAGTATATATAGCACCAAACTCATTATCGTTTATAGCGTCGTCCATAATACTATCTAGTACTCCGTTTCCGTCTGTGCTACTAGTATATAGACCGTTCCACGTAATTTCTCTAACCACAGTACTAGGTACAAAACTCTTATCTTGTTCTTTCTTTAGGTTAGCAGTCATTTCAGTATTAGCACTAAAAGCTAATACTCCGTATTTAATCTCTTCGTCGTTTAAGTATATAGACCAATCATTACTTATATTAGCTCCGTCAAATATTACACAACTAGCGCTCAGCTTAGCGGTAAACATATCTTCGCCATTAGCTGGGAATTTAGCGCTAATCTCTGGTAGAGTTCCTATATTAATAAGGGTACTATATACAGTGCCTACAGTAGTTAATACGCTCTTATAGCTTAGGGCTAACTTAGCTAATAGATAGCTTAGGTCGTTCCTTTGATCTTCTCGAGCGAAGAACTCAAAGTTAAGTAATTGGACATATGTGTCTATTGCTATACTAGGTTCTATAAGACCACCACCGTCAGAAAATAATACTCGTATAAGTGGATTGTCTGTTTCTCTAACTTCTGTAGTATCGTCTATATACGTCCCGCTATCGTAATATATAGCGAACTTTAAGTTTGTATCTATTTCATCGTTCTCGTATAAACTAGTAGATAGAGTGCTTAACTCTTCTTCAAAGTAATTATAAAACTCACTTACTTTTATTTTATTCATATGTTTCTCCTAACTTAGCGGCTATTATACTCGCCATGGTTTCACCAGCATCTTCTCAGTGTAGGTATTCTTTACCGGTCCTACTTCCTTCGGATACTAGATATTTAACATAAGGAGCGATAGCGTCGTCTATAGCTAGATTATATCCGTTAGTAGTTTTAGTTAGGGTTAGCGCTCTATCGGCTAAATTACCGGTGTCTCTAGGTAGCATTAACCTAATCTTAGCGGTAGCCTCAGCTACTGCCTCTTCTACTCTACTATATATATCGTCCTTATTCATACGCTACCTCCTAACCCTCTAAGTTAATATATGTTTTTATATTAATAGGGTTTCTTATATAGCCAATATTATCGGCTGTACTCTCTATTGTGTATATACTACCAACATTATAGCGTTTACCGTATATTTCTATTTTATCGTTAACGTTAATTTTAACTAGCTTAGTAATAGCTATTACAAAACTAGAACCTTCCATATATACACCAGGTAAGCTATCTTCTTTAGCCATATCTTTCCTAGCTGGTTTATAGTATGCTAGCCTTATACTATCTTCGTTTTTATATATTAACTTAGCATATCTATATTCTCTTCTAGGTTCAGCGCTAAATATATTTATCATATTAATAGTCCTCTCCCCTACCGTCCATATAATCAGGTTCTAATATATAATCTCCCCTATATAAGAGACCGGTACTATACATACTAGTCTTAAGTCCGGCTGGTATAAGTTGGTTCTTATCATTATCTACAGTAGATAAGAAAGGGTCAACATTGCTTACGAGATAGTAATAAGCTAACTCTAACATAGCATCATATATAGCCTCTCTATAATCTGGTAAACTCATTACGTACTCGGTTTTGTTTGTTCCACCAGCTGTATTATATCCATATATTACTGTGTATAAATTTTTGCTTACTCTCTTTAGGAATAGCTCAGGGTCTAACTCGGCGGATATACTGCCGGCGCTATTTAGTACTTCTTCTAAGCTAGTATTAAGTTCTTCCTCTATTGCTAGGGTAGTTAGAACGTAGCGGTGCTTAGTTAGATCATAAACCATATAATCATCATTTGTATAATTTGCCATAATTTTCTCCTTTATTTTTTCTTTCTGGTATAGCTTACTAGAGTCGAACTAGTATATACCGTTAGCTATATAAAAGGGCGCAATAGAGCGCCCTATATTTAATATGCTAGTCTAGATTAAGCGTGAGAGTGAACAACGACGGCTGTAGGTTCGATTACACCGAAACCAGAGCGTACGCCAGCTCTTGCGTATACACCAAATAAATCTTTATCTTCGATAAATCCGGCTTTTAATCCTTGGCTAATACTACCGAAGAATCTCATATCGTATACGATAAAATCAGTCTTAGATAAGTCAACAACAGTAGCTGCATCGCTTACAGATCCAACACGTACTGAAACTGCTGTGTTAGTAGATAGTCCTACGTTAGCATTAGGTATTACTGAGCAACCGAATAATCTACCAACTGAACCAGAGCGGACCATTTCGTCGTTAAGTTCAGGAGTAAAGACTGCTGTAGTAATAGCTCCACCAATAAGTGCGCTATATGTATCTTCAGATACTAGGATTACGCTAGGTTTAGCTTTAGCTTTTCTAATTTTAGCTATTGCACCTAGTATTAAAGTTTTAGCATTAGCATTAGTTACGGCGGTAACATCTGTATCAGCTGTACCACCATTCTTTAAAACAGCGATAGCACCGGCTTCCCAACCTTCTCTAATATTTTCACCGATAGATTTAAAGGTTTCTATAGCAAAATTAGGAGCGGTTGCTTGTTCTAAATCTTCATATACTGGAATTTCTTGAGCATATATATTACTAATATATATAGATTTAAGTGAGGAGTTAGCTGCTGTTTCGGTAATTTTACTACCTGGGGCTGTACTAACTACTGCAGTAGGAGCAATCTTATAGAAGTTAACTACACCTGCGGCTATATTACCGCTAGCATATTTTTCATTATAAGTTAATCCTGGTTGTAAAAAGGTTTCTTTTCTAAGTTGGTCTACTGTAATCGCACTATAAGATTGATCTACGGGTTGACCGTTGTATAATTGTTCTGACATATTTTTATTCTCTTTTCTTGGTATATTTATATATTACCATAGTATGTTTGTTTTGTTAGAATACTTCTAATCCAGTTCTAACTTTGCTGGTGCTAGCGACAACGTTTTTAGATTCGGATTTAGCAGTTCCAATATTAGGTTTAGCGCTACCTACTACCCAGTTAGGGTTGTTAGCAAGTATTTTTGTCGCCACTGCGTTAAAATCTTCGTCAGCGTTAGTCTTAGCTTGTACTAAGGTTAAGAATTCTTCCTTATGATTATCGCTTATATTTAACTTAGCTATCTTTTCGTTAGTTTTAACTTCTTCTAAGTTAGCGGTTAACTCGGCTATAGTACTAGTTAAATCTAATATAGATTTACTCTTAGCACCGTAATCATCTTTAAGGCTCTTAATCTCTGCTACACTCTTAACGTCTAGTTCATTTAGTAATTGAGTTTGATAGCGATTTCTTAACTTATCGTTGTAGTCGTTTCATTCTTCCTCACTCTTGAAACTCTTGTATAGTGTAGGCTTAACTTCTTCTTGCGCTACTGGTTCAGCTAATTCCTTAGCTACTCCGGTCTCTATTGTAGTCTCTGGTTCCCCAGCTACTGCGGTTTGTACTTCTTCGTTTAACATATATTGGATTCCTCCCTTTCTGTAGGTTTAGAGACACTATAAGGTCTTATATAAAACTATTGCTAGTATATATTATACTTCTACTTCTTCTACTGGCTCGCTAGCTTCTAGCTTGCCTAACTCTACCGTAGGGTCTGGGTTAGTACTAGGGTTAGCTAGCTCTACTGGTTGGGGTGAGCTACCTTTTATATTAGCTATCATAAGCTCGATATCTTCAGCACTACGATCAGGGTAGAGCTCTATTAGAGCACTCTTACTATCGATTAACTTAGCGGTTAACGCTTTACCTAAGCTATCTACTTTTTCTTCATAGCTAGGGCTCTCATACTCTGCAAATTTAACTTCTACGTCAAAGTCTGCTGGAGTAATATATAAGTTTTCGCCTATATATTCACTAGTATATAAGGTATATACTAACTGAGTAAGTTTTACTATAGCTTCTTTTCAACGTAAGACCTTTTCCGCTCTCGTACGCATACTAACGCGCTCTCTTATATTTAACGCTAGACTAGAGCTATTAGCACCAGCTGCGTCTATTCCTATGCTACAAGGCGATAAGCCTGCAGTAGCTAGGGCTTTAAGTATAGTATTATCCATAGAGCTTTGGTAAGCTGCTATCATAGCACTAGAGTCTATAGTATCTCGTTCGGCTTTTTGAGCTAATCCGTTAGGGTTAGAGTCTTTTAATACTACAACTCTACGGTCGTAATCGCTATTAATAATTTCATTAGAAGATAAGCTAGAGTTTAGCGTTTTGTTCATCTTAATTTGGTTTTGGTATATATACGTTAATATACTAGACTTACGTATAATATCGGCTAAATTACTATAAGCCTCGTCTATTACAGCAAAATCATCAACTAGATTATCGTAATCGCTTTCGGCATTGTTTTTATTCTCTTTATATACTGCGTATATATCTTTACTAGGTTCGCCGTATATATCAAGGAAGTCTATGCGGTGTAGGTTAGCGGTTTCCGGTATTGTATCTAGGGGAAGCTCTCCGTCTATCTCTCTAACATAATTTCTATTTTTATCATATAGATATTTAAACTTATATAATTTATAATCTATATAGCCCTTGCCATATATACTATATAGTGTATATTTACCCTCGCAATAATTGTCTCTAAAGGTAATAGTATCAACTCGCCCATATTTTAGGGTAATATCAAAGTCCTCTTTAGCGTAAGCTTGTATAATAGGGTATTCAGTATACTCAGGGTCTAGCACTAGTTTAAAAGCAACTGCTCCACTATAGCTTTCTAGTTCTCCTGCATTTTGTAGGAGCTTACCTATATCATTATCCTTATATATATCTTCTATGCTAGCGTTAATCGCTTTATCTCTAGTTTTAGCGCCAGAGCTAACGGTAATAGTAGGGGTAGAGCTAAAGACTAAATTAACCATAGTCTTAGTAATTATTTTACTAAGAGGGTAGTGTAATATAGGAATCTTAGAGCTATCGCTAACTTCTTTATAAAAGTTTCTTAGGGGATATATATAGTTTTGAGGTTGACGAGTTTTATAAAATTTAATTATATCCTCAGTGTCCCCATAATAAAACATTATCCTCTCGCTAGCTTTATAAGTTTCATCTATATAAGCACTAGCTAAGTTTCCGCTAGTTAAGTTAAGAGCTAATAAGCGCTTATCTATCTTATCATTAACGTAATTATCTATTACTTTCATGCTACTCCTCCTTTATACTTATTTTTATATTTCATATCTTTCTCCTATCTAGCTATATAAGCTATCCTTATAATACGTAATAGCGTAGCTTATAGCTGCTAATATATCGCTATGGCCGCTATCGTTAAAATTACTAAGCATAGCTAACTTACCCTTAGCTAGGGCAGCTACATCATACTGAGCATTTTTATATTCTTCTATAGCTTCAGTACAATTTTTATAGAATCTTAGCTTACCGCTATATAGTAAGTTAGTTTCTCGTTTAATTCTTTCTTCTATAGTATCTTTAATTACGTACTTTATATCGCTACTGCCTAAGGGGGTTTTATTAAACGCTATTATGCAATTTCTATAAAACTCAACGTCCATATCTATATAATATACTTCAGGGTAGCGGTTCATTATCTTCCCGCACTCTAGTATAAAATTAGCGTAGTCGGTAGCAGTTTCAGCGTACATATGTATATCGTTAGGGTTAGCGTTGTTTATATAGCTATAAGTTTTTAGCACGTCAACGCAATATTGGCTCTTACTAGAGTCGTAGGTTAAACCTAGCATTACGAAGGCACTAGCTGACTTACTTACTCCTGGATCACATACGACTATATAGTCTATATACTCCCTAGGTTCTCAGCTATCTATTATATTATATTCTCTTATTCTATATATACTTCCTTCTGGGTCAACTCTCTCACCTAATATATCTCTTTTATACGTATAGCTATCGGGATCTTTACCCTTCTTAAGGAATTCTATTTTCTCCTTGGTAAGAAAGGGGCTATCCTCTAAAGTTACGTGCATATAATTAAGATAGTTAGGGGTTAACTCGTTTTCTTTTTCCCACTGATTTAAGTAATCGGTATAGAAAAAATTATTAGCGCTAACCGGGTTAAGAGTAGCATATATAAACGCTAGCTCTCCATCTGTTCCCATACGCTCCATAGCCTGAGTAATAAACTCTGGTTTTAATTTATTTATTTCGGTAAAGTAAACTCCGCCGAAAGTGCTGCCTTGTATATCTACATCGCTACCGTTTTTACTACCGCCAGCAAATACTATATAATAGGTTTTATATCCTACTTTAAGGGTAATAGCTGGGCTACCACCGTATAAGCTTCGTTGGGCACTAGTTCCACAATAGTCTAATATATACTGACCCACTATACGATAAGATTGCTTTATATTAACGGCGGCTATCATAAACATAATAGCCTCTCCCTTAAACGCTCTTATACGCTCTATAAACATTCTGGTCGCTATATAGTCCTTACCTACTCTTATGCTTCCCTCTATTACGTTAATATGGGATATAAGGGAGGCTATACTCCACTCGGCGAACTTAGCATTCATACAAGTGTGTATTAGCTTACCTTTATTTTTATTTTTCATATAAGCTATTCCTCGTAAGCAAAGGTTCAAGTTCCCTTGCCATTTCTAAAAGTAATTTTAGTTTTACTTTTACAATGATCGCTTATAGTTTGGTTTCCACTAGAGAAATATAAAGCAGTATCGCTTACAGTTGGCCAGTGTAAAACTGTATTATCATCGACATTATAGCCAACTACTGGGCGAGCTACTCCAGTTCTAGCTTTTGCGTAATCTTGCAATTTACTAAGATATTCACTTTGATTATCTACCGCTATATTTGCACCTGGTTCGGTCTCGCTAGTAATATTATTATGCTCGGCTACTTTAATCCTATTAATATTGTCGTATAATCTGCTGATTGTAGAATTATAAACTGCGTTGTCGCTGTCTTTAATTTTAACTAAACGATCAACTACACTATTAACGTTTCTAGTTAAATTGGTAGTCATTACTTTATTATCGCCTTTTTTCTTATCGCTCTTAATTTGGTCTATATGATCGGTTAACAGATCTAAGCAACTATATATTGCTCCGTCGATATCGTTAGCTCTACTTTGTAATTCTATAGCTCGTTTAATAGCTAAGTATTGCAATAAATAAACTTCGTTAACTTTATCAACGTATATATTAAAACGTTTAGCTACCTTTTTAGAGTTTCCTTTATATGATACTAAACCACTAACGATTATATCGCACACCGTAATAGGTAAACTCTCTACTGTATTATAGCTACTAAGATCCAGAGCGGGTAGCATTATATTCTTTTTATTCTTCATATCTACCTCCTCTTTACTATAGTTTATACTTTAGATATATATTGGTTTATAAAATCAGGATCTGCTCCGTACTTTATATACTCTTTATATTCTTCTGGAGTAATATACTCGTAGTATTTCCTTATAAAGGTTTTGTACTCTCCTATATGTACCATAGTATTATTAGCTTTTATATCTAATAAATTAGCGTGTACTAATTCGTGGTCAGTAATTCCTAAACTTACTATACTAACTTCGTCGTTTAAGTGTAAGTCTATAATAGCCCTTGCTATATCTCAAGTTAAAAGATATTCTCCAGTTTGTAAATTTAATACTAATTCAGTACCTACTATAGCTACTAACCTATATAAAGTTAATATATTGTGGTGCATTTCTATAGAAATTTTATTAGCTACTAAGTCTATATCTTCTCAAGTTTGAGTAAAATGTAAACCTATATTTTGTTTACAATATCCTATATAGGCTCTATATTCTTTACTAGTTCTTATCATACTTTCTATTTTTTTTATTACTGGTTCTAGAGTTTCTATACTAGTAATTTTTAAATCTTCAAATTCATTTAGCATATTGTATATCCTCTCTTTCTTCCAATAAGTTCTTA